CGAGGCCGCATCCTGCGCGTGCGCGTAGGGCGGCGATGCGACAGCGATATTGCCAGAACTGTCTGTAGTAAGGTCCCATTCAGCGCGAGATAAAAGCAAAGTTGAACTCATGATGGTGCCCCCGTGTTTCCTGATCCAGGCTGTACGCCGCCGTGCGTATGACCGATTCCTGACTTGCCGCCAAATGTCACATTGGTCGAACCTGTAACAAGCGGCGCGGTCACGCTGGTATCGGCCACGATGGTACTGGTAGCCGTTACCGGGCCGTTTAATGTAATAGCAGCCGCGTTGACCGTGAAAGTACCGGGCGTCGTAACCGTGATACCTGCGGACGTAAATTGCACGAATTGATTTGGAGTTCCATTCAATACGCCGCCGATATAAAGGCCGTCACTCATGCTGCACCGAGAATTGCTGCCGGGATTCGCCTGCGCCTTGGTCGTAATCACCGTAGATATATCACGGTCCGCAAACACCATAATCCCAATATCACCCGGCCCGGGGTCAATAATGACAGCATTTACTCCACCTTGCAGCCGAAAGTATGGACAGGAATAAATAACCGCGTGATCTGTTTTGTTACCGGCACCATCAACCTGATTTACGAGCGGCTGCACATTGACCGTTCCCACTGGCGTCAGACCGCCGCTATTCGTGCAAGAGATAACCTTAACCAGCGTGCAAGTATGGACGCCGGACAGTATCGATTGAATCAAAAACGTCTGAGCATTGAATTCAGAACCGAATGTCTCGGGGCTTTGAAAGCCTTGGTATGCGTCAAGCATTTATCGCTCCCGCACTCCACCCCTGAAACTCAGTCAGCCACTGACCATCTGGCATTTCGCTTTCGAGCGTGTGAATCACGTTATACGCGGTCCAGGTGCCGTTCAATCCAGGCAATTCAGTTAAGCTCGATTTGATTATGACGTTTCCGCCTAACTGTATGTTTTGGTTATATAGGCACTTAATCCCGATTCCAATGCTCGAATAACTCGGGTAGCCGATCATATTATCTTGATAGGTGATTATTGGTATCGGTGAAATATCAGTACGACTGCCGCCCTTTGGCCATATAACCAGTTTCCCATTATCGATATTGTTGCATCCTATACCTGATGCGTCCACAATCGCCCGGACTTGCTGCCATGCTGTGCCGGGGAAATTTCCCTTCGGTAATTGTGCCGTTACGCCGCAGTTAGTGAAGGATACTCCCATTGTGTCGGCCAACTTCTTCAACGCGGTTGACACGTCAAAGCTGCCCGGATAACTTGTCGCCGCCACGGGCTTCAATGCCTGCAATAACGCCGACTGTGCGATGATATTCATAACCACATCGGGCTGCGAGTTCAAGTCGATTTGAGATAGTGTGATCTGCCCATCAAAAACAACCAAAGGAATAGAATCTCCATCAATCGCGCTGACCTGCACTGTATTTCGCTTAGTGCCAAGATTTACCGGATATATCGATGCCAGTTCATTATATATAGTCGAAGTCAATCCAAATATCCTAAGCTGGCATCCGTTTTGCTGCGAGTTGCCGCCTTTGATTATCTTTGCGGATATTCTCAAGCCTTCGACCGTCACCTGATTCATTCCTGTTTCCCCGAACGTACCTTTGCCGAGGGTGAAAACCAGAGATAATGATTTTTTGGTGAATGCCATCGATTACCCCAGATAGCACAATACATATCTCGAGCCAAGCCCCGGCGATGTGGGGTCATTTGTTCCATTCAAATCGACAAACGTCAAATCACCTAGAAATCCAAGATAATAATCTCGAACTATCCTATTCCTGTCTTGACAAACCACGCCGCCGATAATCAATACTGAATTGACAAAAACGTCAAAAAATAACCCATAGTCGTTTTGATAGATATTGATGTTGCAATTCTGACCTGCCAACTGCACGTTAAGTGATTGGCTCGGAATATCTTGCAGGGGTATGACTTGCATTATTGAATCCCCGCCGGTGCAGGACTTATAGGGCCTGCCTGCACAGTACCATCATTGACCGCATCATGCGGGGCTGATGTGTTTAAAAATGTCGCAGAAGGTGATTCACGGACCTCAAGCAGCCGGACCTCGACGGTCAGTAACCCGGCCCCATTCGTGGCCGATCTTTGATAATCGTAACCCTCAACTGAGACATTCTGGTAAACGCGGTCCGGCGTCACGACATCATACAGATCAAATGATTGCGCAATGGTGTCCAGGTCGATCAGAAAATTATTCCGGTCGGACACTTTTCCCCCCTGCGTGAAAACTACCGAGGTCTCGAAAGGCGTCTGAACTTTGTTGTAATTTTGAAACGCGCCCTGTTCCATCGGGTAGTTTGCAATTCTCCAACCCTGCCTATAGCCAAGGGATTTGAAGGAATCCGGCGTTAAAACCTGATTGCCTGATAGGTCGAAAATTCCCCACTGGCTTGAATCGCCTGATGCCGCATTTTGGACTCCGGGCACATCCCCGCTCAAAAGGCTAGGCTCTGAGTAATCCAGAACGAGTCTCAGCACTGGGGGCACACCTAGCGCAATTGGTACATCAGGGAAAGTGATATAGCTCATGCAAGCCCCACATTCGCCATCGAAGCGAAGGAATACGATTGCAGCCGGTCAACCATCGCACTTGCTACGTCTTTATTTGTTTTGGCATTCGGCGCGTTGACAGTCAGGTTTTCGATGTGCGTTTCTACTTGGTTGCTGTTCGATGATTGATTGCTGGTGTTTGCTTGATTATTTGTCACTGCTGCCTGAGCGCCGGTTGCCAGTCCTTTGTCAATTGGCGGACCTGGACGAAGCGCAGATAGTATTGCCGGGTCTGGCTTGGGAACGTTGATCGTCGCGACAACCGGCACGGTTTGGCCTGCTACAGGCTGTGCTGCTTGGGCTACGGTGACGGGATTTGACGCCGCCATAATCTGATGCGCGTGGGTAAGATAGTTCTGAGTCTCACGCGGTAGCACGGACGGATTGCGACCCGAGGCGATGAATTTATTAGCGCGTCCAGGACCTGCGTTATAGCCAGTCAATATGGCGTCAGTGTCCGTGCCGTACTTCTTTTGCAGATCGCTCAAAACGACCTTCGCTACCATCTCATTGTATTGAGGGTCGGTTAGCTTGGCGGGGTCAAATCCATACTGCCTCGCGGTGCCAGGCATGATCTGGTAGCGCCCGATAGCTCCGGCTGGTGATACTGCGTTGTCTCCGCTGCCTTCCAGCTTTCTCACCAGGCCCAACAATCCGGCTTGTGGTTCTCCGCCATCTGCCGGTGTTGTCGGTGCTGATTCTGTTGGTTTTGCCTCAGAATGATTTCCACGGATTGCATCCCACACGGCACCAGCACGATCTGAAATCCAACTGAACGCCGCACCGAAGGCAACGATCAGAGCATCATAAATAGACGGGATAGCTTTGATAATCAGCTTTATCAGCGCCACTATGGAATGTGAAACAAGCCTGCCAAATCCATCAAAGAACGTGCCCAGATCAGTGAAGAGTTTTGTCCACGCGGCGCGTATGTCGTCACCAGATCCAGTGAACAGCGCGACAACAAATCCGATGCCGTCTTTGACAACATCATAAAAGCTGTTAAACAGTGCCTTGGCCGCGTCAAATACCGGTGCCAGGATTCCAGACAGCGACTCCCATGCTCCTTTAACGTAGGCCCAGAATCCGGCAAACTCTGACTTGCCGCCATCAATGAAGGCTTTCCAGTCTTTGTACAGAACGATCACGATTGCGCTCAGGGCTGCGACGGCTGCGATAGCCAGCAGCACGGGGGCAACAATGCCAGTCAGGATAGCGGCTATGCCTCCAAGCGCTGCGATTGCTGGGCCGAAAATCATCGCTGTGGTCATTGCAGTCATGGCCACAGTTATTGCCGTTACAAGCGCCAGCAATCCAGCAAAAACTATAGACATCAATTGCGGGTGCGCCTGTGCCCACTCGCCGATGCTTTTCATAATCACTTTGACTTGATCGAGCGCGGGTTTGAGCATGACCTCAATAGTCTCAAAAACTCCGCTCATGGTTTCTTTGAATTCGACCCATGCGCCGATCAAACCACGGGATTCTTCTTGCGCTTGCTTGATGTCGGGATGCAACGCCGAAAAGTGCGCCACCGACGCGGCCAGCGCATCCCGGCCCTGCGTCAACACCAGCGACATATCCTCTGCGATATTGAGCTTACTCAAAACAAGCGCACGATCCTTTTCAGATAACTCAGCGGTTTCTTTGGCTATTTCGAGTAGCTTTTCCTCGCTTGACGAACTCCTATCGGATAGAACACTCATGCTGGATATATCCGCTTTACCGCCTGTCTTTGTATTGACCCCAGCAAGCGCCATCGCATAGGCGCTGATCGACTCTATGCCAGCAGAATCACCCGTCTTTAGTTGCTGCGCCAATTTATTCATTGATGCCAACGCGCCGCGCACGGATGCAATTGACGTATCGGCCTTTTTTGCTGCCGCCTGCCACCCGGCCAGCCTCTCAGTGCCTACGCCGAGCAGGTCAGATGTGCGGCCCAGCTCTGCCGTGGTGCCGACCAGGTGCTCGCCAAAGCTCTTGAGTCCCGCGACTCCAAGCAAAGCAGTGGCTATACCAAGCATCTCGTTACGCATCTTTGACAGTCCGTCCGTGGCCTTCTTCGCCAGTTGCTCGCGGTCCTTGCCTGCCTTGCGCTCTTCGGTCGCCTTCTTTGTGGAGATGGCGATCTGCTCTTTTTGAGACTTGGTGAAAATCGCCGCTTCGCTTGCCTGTTGCTTCTGGAATTCCTTGGATCGCTTGTCGGCCTCTGATGCCGTGATCTTGCCAGACGCTACAGCCTTGTCCTGCATGGCGCCGAATGCGGCGGCGGCGGATTCCTGTTGCTTCTGGAAAGCGGCTGCTGACTTCTCAGCGTCCAGGCGAATCTGCTCTTGCATCTTCGCAGCGTCAGCAGCGCCCTGCTTCATGCCTTTGGTCGAAAATCCTAGCGTGACCAGCAAACTATCAACAATTGTGGTGGACATCGCTATGCTTTCGGCTTGATCTTGGAAGCGATGATGCGGTTGGCACAGTCCACAGAATTTATCTCAAGCATGATGTAAACGTCCTCAACCGAGTAGATCGTTTCGAGTTCATGCAAAGTTGCAAATTTGTTAGACATGACAGCGCCGATTGATGCGGGTACGTTCAGGTATTGGGCGTAGCTTTTCGACCCCTCAATCCCGTCGTCGAGGTCGAGGTCGAGCGGCTTGCGCCGATGGAAAAATTTGTATGAAGCGCAAACACTTCAGCCCTCAATTTGACCAGCGTGGACACCTCCTCAATATCGCTTTCAATGTCTGAGCGCATGTATCCTGGATTTGACGGGTCAGGGATGATTTTGACGCACGTCAGCATCTCTGCGAGTAACGGCTCGGCTTCTGCATATGGTACGCCTAGGATAGCTTTGAGCATGCCCTCTGCGGTCAATCCGGCCATGCCAGCACCGACAGTTTCATCGCTGATTTCCATGCCGCTCTTGGCGGCTGCGAGTAGGACTCGTGTTGCCCAGCGCTCGGCCTGCATTGCGGCCATTTCGGTGATGTAAAAGACTTTGCCCTGATCTCGGCCCTCTGCCGTAATCGTGACTGTCGCTTGTTTTCGTGCCACTGAATTTCCCCTTAATTTCCCCTTAGATTAATTCACGCACCCCACGAAAAAGGGGAGACAAACCCGTGTACGTCTTTTCAGACTAGGTGCGCGAAACCTTTAGACCGGCTGTGCGCCGATGCCGTTGAATTCGATCTGGAATTTGCGCGGCTGCAATATCTTCTTGGCGCTCGGTGCCGGTGAATACTTTTTCAGAAAGCCGTTGGAGTAGGCCCACTTGTAACCCAGACCGGGCAGCGTGATGTTGAGGTGACAATTGCTCAAATCGCCTTGCGACTTTTGATAGTTGTACCAGGCATCGAAAATCGCGCACGATGGGGAATTTGCCTGTAGGTTGATGGTCCACATGATAGGCACGTAGATCAAGCCGCCGGACAGCAGGCCGTCGATGCCCATTGATGTCTCCGCTACGTCGATGTCCTCAAGATCAAACACATCATCCGCAGAGTAGCCTTGGAGCTGCTGGGCGGTCGGATAGACGTTATCGACTGAGAGCATGATTACCGAATTTACGGTGTTAAGGTTGCGCATGATTTTGCCTTTCGTAAATTCGTTGGGTTAGATAACGTCGATGGAGGACATATTGATTTTGAGTACCGAGCCGCCAGACGTGTACCAAAGATTGATGATCGGGCTGCCTCCTTGACCACGCACCACCGCGCCGGGGTCCACCACTTGTAAGTAGTAGCCTTGCGACTGAAGAACGCCTGCGATAGCCTTGCCAGCCTGATAGTTGACTATTGCGATCTGCTCGGGCGAGAGGTTGACGCCGATCTGGATCATGCCAAAGCCTGCGCCGCCGTTCGCCTGACACGGCACCAGGGCCAGGTTGATCGGGCCTTGGCAAGCTGCCTCGATCAGCGCGTAGCCTTGCGAGACGTAGGGCACTGCCTTGACGGTAGTCAGCAGCGTCATGAGTGCGGTTTGCAGGTTGCTGTTTAGCCAGATTTGATTGATGTAATTCTC